CTAGTATGATGAATCTTTTGAGAAGCACCTTCTGTCATACGGTAAAACTCAGGCATACCGAAATTACGGCTCATAACATCAGTGTTAGGGGTAACGTCCCCTCTATTGATTTGGGTTCTGTCTATGACCTTTACATGTCGTAACCCGCCTAATTTTACCTTATTAATATCTAAAGGCATGTCAGGGGTATTACCGTCATCTACCGCCATCACTATGAATGAAGTCCCGTACAATCTAGCCCATTTATCAGCTAAGTTAAAAGAACCTCTTAAATCAAGGCGTTCTTCTTCTTCAGCCAATACCTTTATTGTTTCAGGGTCTATATCCCCAGTAAATGAACGCCACTCACGGGTCATATCATCCGGAACAATATCAACCACTTTAGCAGACAGCCAATCTGTCCTATACATGGCATTAATTTCTTCTTCGTTTCCAGTCATTGATAAACGTTTGTTATTCGTAAATTTAGAATGGGAACGTTTGTCTTGTTCTGTACCTAACTGAGCAACAAAATTCTCCATGGAATCTTGTAGAGTGGTGTCAGTTATTTCTGCCTTATATTTACTCATTTTATACCCTATGGTTAGTGGGTTAGATTGGTTAACTTTGTAGACCTTGTTATAGTATATACATAAATATGTTTACTTAATATTTTTATACTTACTAATAATAGTTAAATCAAAGTTAACCTTTCTAACCTTCGTGTCTAAATATCCCTTAATATAAGACTACCCTTAGCCGCGAAAGTTTGTGCGGTAAGAGAACTCAGGTTATTCCCTAAAGATTTATATGTTATTACTCGTATATAAAGATTGCTCAAATACCAACAAGTCTTCAACTGCATCCATCGTTGGGTCTATTTGGTCGTCGTTTTTGTGCGTCATCATTGGTGTGAATTTACGGAACTCATCTTTATAATCACTTACCCATGGAGTATCAGCCGGTAGCCATATATAACCACTAGCGAAATATTTAACGACACCCATCGCCCTTAGAACCTTGTCCGTGTTTCTTTGTATAGCCTCAACAGGTATAAAATAATCGCGCTTAATAGACTGTATTAAACTGGAACCAGAACTCTTATCTTCAATCTTTATAGACTGAGCACCTAGCCGTTTGAATTGCGTTGGCTTATGTTTATTCCAAAACTCTACCATCGTAGATTCTAATTCCGGAGCTTCCCATTTACCTCGCATCTGGTCTACTAAGAATATACCTTTTGAAGGACTCCTAGCCCATAATTGGAACACCGAGTAATCATTACGTTCTTTTGTTTTCTGGGCTGTATCAGCATAGATCCTCATGATATCAATATCTGGAGGCATCACATCATACATCTTCCAATACTTATCTTTGAACATACCTCCGCCAATGGGTGACGGGTTCTGCTGGTATTGGCTAGAAAATGTATATGTATCTCCTGATTGTAGGGTAGTAAGCTGTTTTATATCGTGCTTAGACGACCACAATGGCGACCCAGGAGTAATAGTTTCTGGGATACATGTTAAGGCATCGATACTAAAATTCATATTCTTTAAATCCGTGTATGGCGCTTAGGATCCCATTTATATCTATTTGTTTACCGTGTGTATAATCTTTAGGGTAAGGAGCGTCCAGTATTTCATCAGTCATATAGGTCGGTATAGATAGGTGGTACCAATCATCACCTGAGCCACCTTTTAACAAGAAGCCGCTTAAATCGTCCTCGTGTATCCTTTGCATTATAACGATCATAGGGACTTGCTCTACGGCTAAACGTGAACGCATAGTATTGTTAAAACGATTATTGATAGCAGAACGTCTTACGATAGAATAAGCGTCGTCAGGTTTAACCGGATCATCTATAACAAAGGCACCGGTAAACCCATCTTCCATTCTACCCGCACGAAAACCAGTAATCTGTCCACCAGCAGGAGCGGCCATCATACCTCCACCGGTTTCAGTGAACCAGCGTTTCTTACCTTTGGAATCAACACGAGTTTTCATATGCCAGAGTTCTTGGAATTGTGGGGAGGCAACGGTGTCTTTTATTTTCGAGCTATTTTCCTGAGCGAGGTCACCTGAATAACTAGCGTGAATAAATTTGGCCCTATGGTTAAGGGCCAAGCCACGAGCTATGAAATTAAGAACCACCTGTTCTGTCTTAGTATATCCAGGAGCGATATTAACTATCAACCGATTAATCTTACAATCAAAAACAGCCTGTAGAACATATTCTATAGCGTAGTGGTGCCAATTACGAAGCATCTTTGTTCCCTCACGATGTTTAAAAAAGTAACGCATGAATTGCATTCCGTCTTTTTCTAACATGTATTTCAGCATTCGCTTTTCGTTATACGACCAATCTGTATCGCTCTCACCAGCGTATAATTCTTTATCGGGTAATAGAATATCTAAGTCGCTAGAAATCATCGTTAAACTTTTCCTTAAACAGGTCTATTTCATCTTCTGTTAATGGATGTGAGGAAGGGTCACCCGCTGAGTCTGTCGTTCCATTTATGTCAATTTGTTTACGTTTTGGATGCAGATACTCAGCGAGTGTTTTACTGGCATTCATACTGTCAGCCATGCTAACAGTAGAATATTTAAAACGGGTAATCACATGGTCTAGTATTTCGTGCCAATCATCCTTAGAAACATCACCGTCGCTAAAGGAATCAACTTCCATAATCAATTCGTATATGCTGGATAGTTTACGTGGGTCCTGACCTGTCATCACAGCTTCTAGGAAAACAAGAGGGTCGGTACATTCCCCTTGATTAACTAAATCCCTCAACTGTAATATTGTCAGCGGTTTGTTGGACATTCAAAAACACTTATAGATGATTATAAGTGCTAATATAAATTAAATGTTGGAAGATGTAAAACTAAAACCATAGCTCTAATCTGTAGATTGTAGTTTCGACAGTTCTAACTGGAGGTCTTCAATACCATCTAACGGTAGTCCCCCATAACATAGGTGCTCATATGATTGGTCTATAGCCGCTTGCATACGATTAATCCTAGCCTGGACTACCATCTTGTCACATAGTGTACCACAACATAAATTTTCACCTTCTAGTAAGTCTAATTGTTTCATAATATATAAAGCCATGATACCACCACGGCTAGAACAGCTAACAATAAATAGGCGTATTCTACCCGACTCAATTTGTTATCTGATATTCTACGTTTATGATTCTTGGTTTTCATTTGTACCTCTGGGTTAAATATACAGTTTAAAGATCGTCTGGATGACGGATTTCTAACATCTTACCAAACCTGGGAACACCGTCCTTAGATAGTTCCTGGTAGCTAAATTTTACCAGTTCGTTATGTAGTTCTTCACGCCTGTCCCAAATCTCTTGTTTCTTAGCATCAGTCCAACCCTTACCAAATCCTATATTAAACGTGAGACCATTCCATTTGATAATTACTGCACCCGCTGTTCCTGCTGGTGTTTTGTTAGCTTGGTTAGAGCTACGTTTAGCCCGACCTAATTCATCGCGGGAGAGCGGATTATTGTTGGTCATCTTTTCTACGACTTCAACAAGTGCACCTTCGCTGTCTAAGAACGCCTTAACCTTTAGCAGTAACCCTTCTTTGACCGTGCTTTGTCCATATTTATAGACACCGTTAGGAGCACGTATCATTATCCCTTCGTACCCTTCTGCTATACACTTATCAAAGTAATTGTCCAGGTGGTCCCTATTGTTAATTTTCACAGGGGATATAACCTTACAAAAATCAGGCAGGTCTACCCATTCCAGTATATCCACTCGCTGGGCATACCCAAAAGAACTCATGTTCCATTGGTCAAATACACAATAGGTAAAATCAGGCTCGCCCTCAACTGACATTATTCCGGATTGGACTTCGTTAAAATCACCGTTGAGCATAAGCTCACCATCCAACCCGTTTAAACCTTCTAATTGTTTACGGACATGCAGGTTAGGGATAGGTTTCATGTTCTTAGACATAGCCACTCCCTTGACAGTTAGGCAACGAATACCGTCTAACTTAGGGGTAGCCAATACCGGATAATTCACATTATCTAGGTCGGCCTTAGTGGCCCTCAATGGTTTAACTAATTTATTTTTCATTGTTATTGTTCTCCTACTGATGATAAATCAAACTCAGGGAACTCTTCTTTAATTTCCGGCCAACATCCCTCATTCCATAATTTTAAGAAAAGAATAGCATCATCATTATTGCCAATTTCTAATGTGAAGCTGATTACCGTATTATAAATATGTTGTACGGTTTCCACCTCGCTAAATATAGTTTCTTGTGGAACAGCTCTGGATTCTTCATATTCACTAGCCGCTTCATCCCAACCTTGGGTGAAACATTTTGCTTCATACAATGAAGGGGTACGTCCGACCCGTTTAAAGTAATCCATAGGTTTGTCACCTGGACAGAACTGCTCTTTACCCTCTTTTCTAGCTCTTGACGCGTTCATTATTGTTTTCCTGTTTACGGTTTAAGTATCTTGTTCCACATAGTGCTGATGTATTGTGCCTGATATATTGCATCGTGTAAAGCGTTATGAGCATTACCACCAGCCTTCTTATCCCAGCCGCCACGAGATGATTCGTACAAGTCCTTGATAGTACGACAGTCACGGACATTCCAAAACTTCCAGGGGATGTCTATGTCTAGCTGTCGGTAAGCATGTTCAAGCATAGCGATATCAAATATCGAACCGTTACCCCATACCTTAGCATCCTGGGGAAGCCAATTAACAAGCGACACCAGTGACTCGCCTAAGTCGTCCAAGCCATTTAGGGCATTACGGGCATGCTTAGATTGTTTAAGCCACCACGCTTCGGTTGAGGGGTCTATTAATCGGCCCTGGAACTCCCACTCCAGCTCAGAATAGAATGTTTGCTTAGTGCCTTCATTTCCTACCTTGCCAGTTCGGGGATCAAACACGACAGCGCCAATAGATACAATAGCCGCTTCAGGTTGAATAGCCATGGTTTCTAAGTCTATCATTACATGGTTCGGTGCGGGTACATTACTCATTTGAACTTCTCCGTTGTGACCAAAGTACATTTTCAGCTTCTTCCATTGCCGAAATGACTAAAGAGTTGGTTTTCTGTTTACGTAAAGCCGAGCAAGCTGACTTTAAAGATTTGTCTTTAGTGTTAAGGCTTATTAGCTTTGCGCATTTACGAATCTTATCCGCTCGTTGGTTAACAGGTGTTTCCCTGTTAACCGCATTAGATAAGAATAATGTGATTGTTTCACTAAGACTCACTGAATATCTCCACAATAGACCAACGAGGGTGATCAATATTACATGCCTCATAACAGGGGTATCCCATAATATGATCCTTGATATGAGGTAACATACTCGATAGGGAAATCCCCGTGGTAGTATATTTATCTATATGTAACTCACGACATAATTTAACCCATGTCTCAGTACGGATATAGATAGCGAGTTTAACTGGTTCAGGCCTCTTAGATTGAAGTATCATTCTTGCCGTGTGTATTTCTTCAAATATCTTATTAACTAGTTTCATTGTCCTCTACCTCCACAATAGAACACCGACAATTTATATATCGGTGACGTTTTAATATTCACGAATGGCTTTCATAACACCTTTATCAAATAGGTCAGGGCTACCATACACATATGCTTCTAATTCTTCAACTCTACTTGGCGACGCTGATTCCAATTCCGACCTAGCCCATAGCAGACCGTTGTTGAATTCATTCCCATGACTACATGAGAAAACCCCTTTTATCAGGGTTAGTAACTTATTAAACATTTTCATAGTTTCCCTTATTGGTTAACTTAGGCTCAATATAACCGATAATTACCGAGTCCACAATGATTTAGTCTTATGTAACTTGATAGTCTTTATAATCCCAGGAAAAACGGATCTTGATAACCATCCCGCATAACCTCCTCTTCCTGGTTTCCCCATTCGTGGCCTGGATCTGGTATAAACACCATAGACTCACGAACCTCGTAACCATTGGTCGGGCATTGATCTTCATGCATAGATACCAACACATCAAGAGTTGATTTTAGAACCCATCCACCGAACACTTTAGCTCGCTCATGTTGGGTATCAAGTGCTTCCCAATTTAATTCAGGTTTGTTCATTTAATTTGTTCCTTATAGCCAGTTAGATTTGATGCAAAATACCTTCAATACATTGCATTGGGATTTAACGATAGAAAACCCCTTAGACCGTAATTCATCATAGAACTTTATCTTACCAAGAGGTTCAGCTTTACCTTTGGTATTATCTATATGTTCTTGGACACTTTCTAAATATTCTTCATATAGATCCCTAGCTACCATGTTATCAAGATCACTATTAGTATGTTCCAACTGACCTGTTATGAAGTCCTCCGATAACAGCCATCCCATTGCATCTGATCTAGATTGGTCTTTTGTCTTTGGAGTCCATGATACTTTCACCCCTCTGACAGTTAAGATATTCTTACCCATTTTTATGACAGAATACCCTCTTTGTTTTAACAATATACAAAACGAATTCTTACCTATTGGTTCTCCAACATTTTCACACTGTCTTATAAACTCGTCAAAGACGTCCTTGAACATAACCTTGTTGTTTACATCACTATGTTTTAGGCACGAGGTTATGAAATCATTAGCTATCCCAGTGCCTACCTTCTTTTTTAACTTTGGATTCCGTATTGAAACATAATCAGAAAATAACTCCTTTATACCTTCCGATAAATTACCATTCCCCAATATAGACAAAACTGAATGGATATCATTACTAATATCTAATTCCACCTTCATATTCTTCACCCGATTGTTATTATATTAGATTTCATGTTACAAGGTTATTTACCATGATGCAAGTTATTAGTTTATAGGTTAAATAGTTAAAAAGGTTAACTTGTTAAGCAAAACTATTAGTATATTATAAATAATTTAACCTTAATTATTTTTATACTTACTAATAACTAAGGTTAACAAGTTAACCCTGTTAACCATATAACCTATAAACTAATAAACAAGAGTGACAAAAGACTAATTAACTACCCTGCCACCCAATATTCCAACCGAAAAGGATTAAAAGTCTTAAAACTCTTCGTCACTAAAATCCGTCCCGGTATCCTGCTCCAATAATTTCCCGCCGTAAATTTTACGAACATTTTGTCCACCAGCCTTAATCACGAACCCGAGTGACTCCAAATCTTTGGTAAAATGTTGTTTC